CATTGTCGATCTCCATTCCCTTTTCAGCCGTTTCCCCCATATCCTGAATAACAGCCATTCCTCCTGCCAGGAAGATTGTTGCAATCTGGTTTTTGCCGTCCGTGTTCCGGATTGCCGGGTGCCATGTATAAACCTTTTCGATAATTTTATATTCTTCAGCTGTCACTGTTGCGCAAGCCATATTTTCAAATTCCTGCTTTGTCATGATCTATACATCCTCCATTTCCTTTTCAATCTCTTTTGCTATATCCTCAAAACCACTGTTTCTCAGTAATTCGATATTTTCTCTTACGGTTCTGAGAATGTCCTCCCTGATTTTCTTTGTTTCTGCAAAATCTGGAATGCTGTACATTGAATCGAGTAGATCAATCATTTCTCCCTCGATTTCTCTTGCCATTCTCATATCCTTTTGATTTAAGAGACCTTTTACAACCTCATTAACCTTTTCCTGGGCCGTTTCCCATTCCTTAGATTCGATGTCCTGTCTATTTCTCTCTGAAAGTGAATTTCTGTAATCAATGAAAGAATATGTCATTTTTGTGTCCTCCGTTTCGTGTTTCATTTTTATGAGTTATCTCTTTTGTTGGCTTAACTTTAGCTCATTATATTGAGTTTGTCAAACCTATTTTTTCATTTTTTGAAATTATTTTTGCAATAAAAAAGAACGCCCATTTTTTCAGGACGTTCCATTTCATCAAAATGCTTTATTTCTCAGCCTTTTTGCTGATTTCCAACAGGTACCCCATAGAAACCAGGATTGCCTCCAGGGAATCGTAGTACAGATTTTCTTTTTCCGCTGTTGCAAAGAAATCCGCCTCACAGAAGTTTAGCGTTTCCCCATCTTTCCTGACAACATGGATCTGGTACCCAAAAGCATCTAAAATACGTGTCATGGTGTTAAACCGTGGGTTTCTGTTATTCAGCTTGTCCCAGAAATTCTGACGGCTCATTCCGGCAACCGCCGCCGCTTCTGATTGTGTCATTCCGTTTTCGTCTATATGTTTTACAATAAAATCTACTGCTTTCACCTTTTTACCTCCTGGTTTTTCTTTATGCTATCGCAGTTATCCGCCCATTGTCAATCCGAACAAATCGAACAAAGACAGCTGACCGGTAGGAAGCGGCTTTTCCTCCGGTTCCTGGTTCAGAATAGCTTCCGCCTTTTCCCGGCACTCCTGGAACGATTCCATATACGTCTCCGGATGCTCATGCCTCCTCATTTCCACCAGAGAATCATTTTTTATAAAACTTTTAAGACCGGCAACATAGTTAATTACGTTCGTGATGCTGATCTGGCTTTTCTGCTTCTCTGTGAGCCTGTTTACAGCCTCTTTCAAATACTGGTAATCTTCATTTGCTTCGTATGCTGCCAGGCTTTCTATGGCGTGTTTCCGGATTTCTTCCGGGAGTGCCATATATTTATTGTCCACCTCTGTAGGGAGCCCCCAGAAATACTCCTCCGGGTATTCTTCAGGAAGCAACTCAGCTTCGCACTGTCTTTTGTAGTAAATGATATGATTACGTACCAGGTTCATATTCGCACCATCTTCCCAAAACGGATCACCGGCGCCATTCTGCAGAATATGGTTCCAGCATTCGTAACTACCCCCTCAGTTCTTTCCCCAATTTCTCTGCCGTTGATATACATTCTCTCATTTTCCCTCCATTAAATCCTAATGCATCCAATCGTCCAACACGCTTACGATATCCAAAAGTAAATCATGTGTTTCGACAATCTCACCGTTTGCGTACATATCAGCAGCTTTTCGGATGTCTACAATTATTTTGTTGTCTTTCAGATTGCCGCTGTCATCTAAGTATTTTTTATATCTATCCATTTCTTTTCCCTCCACAAATCATTTTGCTCGCTGTTTTATCTCATATATCCAAAAAATATTATCCATTCTGCATCCTCTATCTACATTTCTTTGCAAGTATCGTTCCCGTAGTTATAATCGCACTCGCCGGAACACTTTTCGCAAAGCATCATTCTCTGGCTGCAATACGGGCAATATGCCACCATACCATCTTCTTTTACATTCCAGAGCATGACTACCTGGCGTTCACAGTGCAAGCACCACTCCACCACATATCCATCCTCCAGGACTGCCTTTTCCCGGCTGACCTTTGCCAGCCTCCTCCGGAGGTCTGCAGTTCTCCTCTTGTAAATCCTTATGAGCCTTTTCTTCTCGTCAAGGCTTCTATTCAGCCTTTTAACAGCCTTTTTCATTCTCAGGTATAAAATATTGCTTGCCACTCTTTTCGCCTCCCTCTACCTCGTGTTCTGTTATGTACAGCTTTACCATATCGCCGATCTGGCGAACAGTCGGACAGAAACCGTTCTCCTGGTAGAAGTTCTTAATAGCTTCCAAAATTTGTGCGTGTCTTTCTTTCATGTGCTGCTCCTTTCATTGTCCGCTCCTGAGCATACAGAATAACAGCTCTGTCATGGACCTTTTTCTCAATCCTATATTGCACGGCTTTATAACAGCCAGCTTCCACCTGTTTACTTCCCCGTCAATGGGCGTAGGGTTCTCGAACTCGTCTGTAGCCTCTGACATATACGGTATTGCAACCATGATACCGATATGGGCTGAGGATTCCGGGAAAACCTCCTGCAAGTGTTTCCAGAACTTACCGCTCCTCATGTCCGGGAGAATGTCCTTATAACACTGCATCGTTGTAACTATGTAATTCTTTTCCCCCAGGAAATTCAAACCGTTTCCACTGTATACATCCTCTTTGCAACTCTTTACCTCGTAGCATACGAAAATCCCTTTTTCCAATGCTGATATAGCACATTGATTGTCCGGGATAAACTGCATGTAGTCCACTCGTTTCCCTTTACCTTTTGTGGACCATGGATCAATGCTGACTTCACTCGCCCAATACTTCCCAATTCCTCCGAACCTCTCTTTTTTGAGTAGCCTCCCCAGAAACTCCGTTGTCTCTTTTCTGTTCATGATTAACAAGCCTCCTCGTAATATTTGAATACTATACAGTCAAATTGAGGGTCGTACCTGGCAGATTCCGGAACGATGCCCTCTTTTTCCAGAACGATTTCCTCCAGATCGCCCTCGTACAACTCCTCGATGGAACAACCGTACTTTTTCTCCAGTTCCTCTATTTCATCATCCAGGAACAGCGTACCCTCCTCCAGATATGGCTCCTCGTTTTTTCTGGGTGCTTCCAAGCTCTCACGAACATGCTCCCAGTATTCATCCTCATTCGGTATCAGCCACACAGCCATCACCTACCATTCTTCCGGAAGAAACACTCTGACCGCTCCGTTTTCTGCCTTTACATACACCTTTATTTCATCCTGGAATATATAAGCTCCGGTTGCTGCCTGTGGGTTCTTGTTGTTATGTTCTACCTCCTCCGGTTCCACCTCTCCCCACTGCTTTGTCATGAACCGAAGAACAGCCATTGAAAGAAACTCCTCGAATCCCTCCCGGATCTGCATCTCCTGTTTGATGCCGTCCGATGTTTCAATATGCCAATTCATAGCCTCCAACCTTTCCGCCTCCGCATCCAGGATTCTTTTTACTTTTTCGCTGTAGTGGTACACATCGTCGTATGGATGGAACAACAGCCCTCCGATAAACTTAGAATCCGGAACGATACTCGCCCAATTACCAATTTTTTCACTGTAGTACGGCTGGCCGTCATTGATGATCTCTATTGTATCGCCGAAAGAAATTACCATTTCCCCATTCACGTACACATCCGCTTGCCCCTGGGTAACGCTGAACCTGCGGCGTTTTACTTCGATTTCCAACTTCATGACCTTTTCCTCCTACTCTACTTTGAACACCACTTCATGACCTGGATTTTCTTTTACCAGCTGTGCTTTCAGATCATCCGCCATCATGTTATTGTCAAGAGCTGCCTGAACAACATTTACCAATTTCTTACCATCCAGGTAAGCCCATACGGTCTTTCTTTTTCTCTGTCTCATACAAAAACCTCCTACTGTTCTACCACCGTGAAACAAGTCTTTATTTCTTCCAGGCAGTGACAGCACTCTCCGCCTGGGTATCTGTAGATTGCCATGTAATCTCCGCCGGAAAGTGGCTGTATTCCAGAAAGAGTGGCTTCATATCCACCGTTTCCGACAATCTTATACGGGTAACCGTCTTTACGCATTTTCTCGATGATTTCATTTCTGTTCATGCTCAAAACCGCCTTTCTTCCTGTGTTCTACTTTGAAATTCTGTTAAAAATATCTATCGTTTTTTCTGCATGAACTCTCTTAATATCACTCATGCGACCTTTACGTTTGCTCCTCAACGCTTTTTCAGCTGTTTCCTTTGAATTAACTCCATAGCCGGCAGCTTTTCTTAACAGCTGTACTTCCTCCATGCTGAGCTTAATAGCCTTTAGTGTACGTGCGTTGATCTCGAAACTGTCTTTATCTCCTGGCCGTAAATCCTGGCAGACCGGTATATATTCATCGTGACCCATATTGTCGCCGATATTCCAGACAAAGAACCCGGTCGGGATCTTGTCCACTATCTCAAATACATCAACCTTACCAAAGCTCTCGCTATAAATTTTTCCATCTTTGATGATTACATTTTTCATATCTTTTCCGCCTTTCTCAATCCAGGAGACTTTCCTGGGATATACTGTATTTCTGCTGGAGCATATCGAACGCTCTCTCAGTTACTGTGTATTCATTCCAGCCAGCCTTGTACTGGTATCTTTCTGTCAGGTTCTTTGCTTCCAGAACTCTGTCAAATGTGATACCACGACCTTTCAGCTCTAAAGGTGTGCTGATGTGGTAATGTCTGCCGTAGTAGCTTCTGGCTGCCTCAATCTGGCACTGAGGTTTCTGTTCGCCCATTTCCGGACAGTAGATATATAATCCAGGAGTATCCGCATTAACCGCCGGTTTCAACTCCGGTTTTGCAAGGTCAAGGCGTTTCTGTCTTACCTGTTCGGTCAACTTTTCGATTTCACCGGGAAGAAAATAACCGGCTTCATCACAAACTGCCATAACCTCGAAATATTGTTCAAGGGAAGCTGTGCTGTCAGAAACTGCAATCAGCTGTTCCAGATTTGTATATGCGTTGCTGCTCTTTGCCGGGAACTGAATAATTTTTGCCATCTTTACGACCTCCTCTATACCAGAATGTATTTTCTCAGGGTGTTATCTTCCGGATCCTCGCTGTCTAACCATTTGTCGAATCCGTCCGGGTTTCTTTTCTCGATTTCATCCATCAGCCAGCCTCTGACTGTCGGGATGTTTTCATCGTTCATATTTGTTGTAAGTTCAAACATTTCAATGAGTTTTTCTGTAGTCATATTAGCAAGCTGTTTCAGCATCTCGATTCCTCCGTTTCGTGTTTCATTTTTATGAGTTATCTCTTTTGTTGGCTTAACTTTAGCTCATTATATTGAGTTTGTCAAACCTATTTTTTCATTTTTTTGAAAAGTTTTTTTGATAACGTTATTCATAACGTTTCCGTCCAGAATGCGAGTATATTTCTTATAAATAATAAATAATTCTATTTTGTTTATTATTTTGTAACGGTGTTTTTAATGTTATTAGTAACGTTACAAATAATGTTTTATATTGGAAAAATGAGAAATTCCCGGCAACATTAAGATAAGAAGCATTAAATAAATCGAGATATGAGTACAGAGAGTTTCACTCATTATTATGAGTAGCAAAAACAGAATTAGTAACGTTATTTTTCACGTTTTTCTTACATTGTGCATATATTACATTTTGAAAACCTGGGATTGTGCATTATGACAGTTGCTGACCTTTTTCGTGAACCCACGAAAATGACAACCTGCGAGACAGTGCCTAAAATGCCTGAATTTGCCTTTTAAGTCACGGATGATAATTATATCAAAGAAATTGTTTTCGCACCGATTTGAAATTTTACCCAAACGGGAACTTACCGATTTGTGCATTTTTGATATTGCTCTTTTCAGAAACTTTGTTCAACAGAGATGGTATAGAAAAACAGGACTTCCGGGTGTAATGCTATAACAAATGTTATAACAGATGCTATAGCTTACAGCCCGGTTCCTGCTCGTGATTCGTGATATATTTTTCCTTGCTTTGTCAGTAACCACAGGTGGTTTACATGACTTTCATTTACATGTTACATTTTACTGCTCTCTAACAATCATTCCGACATATAGTGTCCTGCTATGCGAATTGCCAGTGTCGAACCTGCGACAGCCAGCAAAGCCACATTAACAGCCACTATGGAGATAACTGCAAGTAATTTTGCAAAACACATGGCTCACACCTCCTGGAAGCAATTATTTTTTCAAATATGCTCCGGAACTGAAGCCGGTGTACTTTACCCCGTCAAGAACAACCTGGATATACAGCCACTTCACGCCTCCGGAAATGCTGTAATAGCCGTAACAGCTGACAGGTGTTCCATTTGGAATCACAACCATGGCTTTCTTATTCTTTCCGGCTCCGTGTCTCATGTAGAGATCAGCTGTTGTTTTGTAGGTACCAGCCACGGAAGAATCCGGACCTTTCTGGGCGTAGTCGGAAGCTGTAACGGATTTTGTAGCACTTTCCTCCGGAGTAGTTCCGGATGGCTTCACAGCAGAGCCATTCAGAATCTCATTTACTTTCGCCTGGACTGCGACAGGATCGTAACCGTTTGCTTTCAGCTTCTTGCTGCGTTCCGGATCATTTCCCCAGGTACCAGCAATAACTTCTCTCGCTACTGTCTCAACACTCTTTCCTGGTGTCTGAAACTGTACTGTACCTCCATCAGCATCATACTTAGGACTGATAAAGCCACGGATATATCTGCCGTTGATGGAAAGAGTACGCTTTTTCACGGCGTTGGAGTAATTACCCTCGACAACAACAAAATAGCCGGCTGATTCGTGTACCTCCACGATTACGCCGACATGATCCGGAGTACCTGTGTTGTCCGTGGTGGCGTAATCTGTACCATCGCTCCAGTCATACAGAACAGCCTCACCGATTTTAGGTACCCGGTTATCCTGTTCAATCCAGATCCCCATTGCCTTGGCTCTCTCAATCAGGTAATAACAGCTGATCTCGATAGGCATAATGTCTGTATATCCCAGCTTGATAGCCAGGGCAGACCATGTACAAGCACACCAAGGCCATGAATACTGCATCTTGGTTCCTCTCGGAAAACTCCCGGTAAAACTGTTGTAAATGTCGATGATACTCTTATATGAGCCGTCTGCCTCATTCTTTCCCAACCAGCTGTTTGCCAGGTTCACTACTTCACTTCTCGTTTTCAATTCTTTTTCCTCCTCATTTCTGCCGGTACAGCGATTGTAAATTTCCTGGCCATACCCGGCTCTTTTTACTTTTACTGCCTTGGACTGGTCTGCCGGCTTCTCGTACTGCTCCAGAACAATGTCCGATGCTTCCCGGATTGACGTTGCTGTTTTCAAAGCCTGAATAACAGTCTTGTAACCGCTCAGCTCATGCAGTGCGAAAGAAAGCTGCATTTCCGGATCCCCGATGCTCTTTCCTGCCTGTTCTGCAAAATTACGAAGATTCGCCTTTCTGCTCCAGTAAGTCCACTGAGCCAGACCATAGCCGGCTCCATCCCGGTCAAAATTGCCATACGTTCCATTGTCCACAGCCTCTGTGTACGAATCGTCCGTATGACCGAGCTTTTTCTGGAAGCTGTTCTGCAGGTTTCTGGAGTTCAGACCGCTTTCAGCCTGGAAATGTCCCAGGAGAACCGCCGCTCCATGTTCTGACAGTCCGCCAGTCACCAGAAAATCAAACATTTGTTTTTCTGTCATTCTCTGCTCCTTTCCGGATATGAAAAAGCCCAGGCTTTTCGCCCAGGCTCTCTCATTCTGCTTTATTTTACCGAATTATTATATTTACCATCGTCCAGTAAATCCTTGACTGCTGTAAACCAGCCCTGAATAATCCGGAGAATCACTTCATCGGTTACAAAGGTCTGGAGCCAGGCAGGCAAGAGGCCTCTCGCCTTACTGATAACCCACTCCATTTTCTGTTTACCAGATCCGGATTCTGTGAACGTATGCTCTGCAACAAGGAACAGATGGTAAACATCCGCTCTGATCTCCTCCATGGAGCGGTTGCGTAAGTAAACATACAATCCGGTTCCTACAAGGATAACACCGACTACGATAACAAAGATTAAAATTACATTGGTTGCCATTTCTATGTACCTCCTGTTTGAAATATTGGTGCCTCTGAAAGCGTTATAGGCTCGTGGAGGCTTTTGGTGTGTTTATGTGAGGAAATATTCACTCACAAGGCAAAATGCCAAATTTAAGGCACCTCATGTAGATTTTCGAGTGCCTGTTCCCGGAGGAAATCTTTCTGCTCGTGTTTTACTTTCTGAACATACTCCAGGGCTGCGTGCATATCACCGTTGCATTTCGCATCCGGAATGCGCTGAACAGCCCTTGCCGTGGCTTCTCCGAGGGCGAGAGATGCATTGATTGTCTCCAGGAGTAACTTCTGGTGCGTGTCCATGTCCTTTTCTTTCTTTGCTCTCTCTTTTTCCCTCTGCTCGTCACGCTTCTCCAGGCGTTTTTCATGGCGGCTGAGCATGTAACTCGTCAATGCTGACGGAATCCCCATGGCTGCCACGAAAGTAATAATGATCTGCGGTATTGAAAGAACCACTACTTCATCCATGACGACCTCCTTTCTCCGGTTATAGTGTGTTCAGCTTCCGGTACATTTCTTTTACCTCGTGGATTTGCTGCTGCAATTCCTCCGGTATGTGAAACTCCGGTTCTGTGCTGTACAGTCTCATAAGCTCCCCTATGATATTTTTCTGCCATTCGATGATGCTGCATTGAAGCTCTAAAATTTCTTTTTCCTCCAAAGCCCTACTCCTCCTTTGTAAAAAGGTGGTATTCAGGGAATCTCTCCCCGAACCATAGCCAGCGGAGGAAATCATCCGCCACAATAGCCAGGGCCGAAAGAAAGAACCAGATCACCGTAAACGGCAGGCATATCTGACCGTAAATATTAAAAGGCATATTGCTGTAATCCCAGACATCCCATTTCAGGACCAGGTTCAGCAGTATGCCAGAAACAAATTCTACTACCGTCACAATGACGGCTGATATACCCATCTGCCGGAGGATGGACCAGTTCCAGGGGAACCAGTTGTTGAGCCCTCCGATCAGGACGAAGCATATCCCACCTACCAGGAACATGCTCCAGTGGCTTCTCCCTCTGTAAAGAAACTCTATCAAAACGTATATCAATCCTCCGGACGACAGCAAGATCAAGAATTTAACCAGCTTCCTCATGAGCCCATCTTCGCAATGAGGTCTTTAAGGACTTCGTTCTGGTAGGCTTCCGGAATTTCAACCCCGTAGTAGATAGAATTTACTTCCTCCAGGGTTTCTGCGTTCTTGATCCACATATTCAGAGCATTGCAATACGTTGTGTGGTACGTTTTATATGCCATGGTGGCTGTGATGACTTTCTGCATTTCCTCAGCAGAGAAGTATCTGCAAGGGTTACCGTCCTCGTGGTACTCGAACCTCTCAGAACCTGTCATGAGCTGGATCTGCTTTCCGAACAAATTCAGCTGATCGTCAGTTGTCAGTCGGAAATGTTCCAGGGAACCGGAAACCGTGGCATCACATCCGGCAATAATTGTAGCGTTGCAAATACTGCACATTTCGTTTTTCTTGGATGCTTTTGCATCCTCCAGAGCTTTTTCCTGGTCGATCTCCTGGATGATTTCACCCACAAAAACAGAGCCATCATTTGAGAGAACCAGACTTGCATCCACTCGTCTGTACTCTGTTGTGAACCCTGTTAATTCCAGGAACTTCACCCCTCCAGGAGTAAAAGCCTCAATCAAAGAGGTATCAATGCCTTTCGGTATGCCTCCAACAAATTCGATGGAGACCTTATTTCTTCCGATGGGCGTTACCTCTCCAGTATAAAACTGGTCGCTGCCTTTGAATTTTAAGCGATTCATTTTTTACCTCCATTCTCCAGCCGGTACATACAGCTGATTAAAAATATTGTCCATGTTACAGATTGTGCGGTAGGAATCGGCGTACTCTATGTACCCTCTCCAGGAAGCATACTGCGTTCTCAAATCCCCGAAGTTCAGCTCTCCATTATCAAATTTAGGTTTTAGCTTATGCAGCTTTCTACGTTCTCTGGTAACGGAATCTTTGCATGGCTTAACAACCACTCTGCCGGTCTCGGTCAGTTTGTACCTGAATTTTAGGAAAGTAAACCGGGACGACAATTTGATGATCTGCGTTTTCTTTGTATTGACTATGATACCTTTTTCAGCAAATTTCTCTTTCAGGGCTTCTAAGCAGTATTGTAAATACTCCTTGCTTTCATGTATCAGGTAGGAATCATCCATATACCTGCCGTGTTCATGTACGTCAAGCTCCTGCTCTATAAAATGATCTATGCCATTTGGGAAACGCACCGCCAGGATTTGTGATATTTGACTGCCAATTCCTAGCGAAATCTCTTTGCCATCTTTCCTATCAGCGCAAAAAGGGCGGATCAACTGTGCCGCAAGGTTGATGATCCGCTCGTCTGTGAAATTTTTCTGCAAATCCTGATAAACAGGCTCGTGCAGTATGTTGTCGAAATACTTAGAAAAATCAATAACCAGTATGTAGCCATCATTTGAGAAACCATTCCGGCGGTAAAACCTGTGCAAGTGTGCATCCAGCCTGTTCAGGGCAAAATGAATACCTTTTCCCTCCATGCTGGCTCCGTTATCGTAGATTAAACCAGTCTGCAGAACCGGAACCAATGCATTGGTGCATAGGGAACGCTGTATTACCCTTTCCCAGATATGAACACTCTTTATCAGACGTAGTTTTCCTCTTTCGCACAACCAGAAAACAATAAACCCTTGCGACACATTCTCTCCGGATTCCAACGCCTTTACGGTGTTGTTGATATTCCTGAGCAGATTCATTTCATACCGCTGTACGGATGCTTTCCAGTCAACTCCGGATTTTGATTTCTTAAAGGCAGTTATGAGGTTGTTCGCATCCTTAACCCGGTCAAAATCGTCATATTCCTTTAACCGTTCCTCACGTCTCCTCTGTCTCGATGCTTTTCTCCTCTGGTATCGAGCTTCTTTTCTTTCTTCACTTGTCATATTGTCTTAAAAATATGCCCTAACCTCCTTGTACAGATTGTGTGCTTACTCTATCTGCGTAATAAGACCAGCCATGAAACATGAGGATAAGCACAGACCTCATGCCATGCAAGCAGCGTCCGACTGCTTATATCAAGCAAGAGCCATTCTCCGGGCATAAGAGAACAGCTGAGCAAATTCACCCTTTCGGGACGGTTATTTTCTCCTTCCGAGATACAGCGGAACGGTTCACAAACCTAATCATAGTCCGCCGTCACAGAATCCAGGGGCTACGCCAAACGAGTTGGATGCGTTGTTGTTGTTGGCATTGCCGTTGTTGTTGACATTGCAGAAGTTGGTGGTGTTGCTGGCGTTCGGAGATGCCAACCACCAGTTTGTACGAGAACCACGTACAGAAAATAACCTCAAAAACAGCCTGTTACGGCTGGTTTTTGCACTTTGATGGTTTTTGTTTTTGGTTTCCCTCCTGTTGTTTGTCCAGGCGTTTAGCAATTTTACCATTCGCCTTTCTCCATCCTTTCAAAAGGGCAACCTCTTTGTCTATCATATCCACATACCGGAGTAGTTTATTTGCATCGGCCGGCAGTACCTCGATGATATACTGTAATTCCTGGAGCATCTTTTCACATGCTCCGATTGCTGCTGTCTGATAGTCTCGCCTCACTTCCAGCTCATGCAGATTTATCGGGTAAATACTGTTTGCATCCGTGATATTATCAATAAGCTGTTTCAGCAAATCCATCATTTCATCCCGGAACCGGAAAACCAGCCAGTATGGATATTCCGATACAACGTCACGAGTGCGGATTTCTTCCTGCATCCGGGTGTACTTGTTGAAAAACAATTCCATTTTCGGGTACTCCTGGACTATCTTTACTCGCAATTCATCATCCGGGAAATTCTTTGATCTGACTGCATCCCTATTTTTTACACCAAAATCCCGTAATAGGTTCTGGGTAATCTCTTTACGTAACTTTATCGCTGTATGGTAAAATTCCAGCTCTGACGTACCTCTATTATTTTTCAATACGCTCATTTACTTTATTCCTCCTCCATCTTCCAACCGCCCCACAAGGGGGCGAGATTGGAAGATTAAGAGATTATGAAGCCAGGGGCTACGCCAAACGAGTTGGATGCGAGGTTGTTGCTGGCAATGCCGTTGCCGCTGACAACGCAGAAGGCGGTGGTGTTGCTG